GTCACGTCGGCGGAGCGGATTGCACGGTACACGGAGGTCCAGCCATGAGCGTCCCCGAGATCCTGTTCATCGTCGCCCTCGTCCTCGCCCTCATCGAGGAGTTCCAGGCGCAGGGCCGGAGCCTCCTGGGCTGGGCGGTCGTCGCGGTCTGCGTCGGCCTGCTGTGGGGCGCGCTGCGGTGATCGAACCCCGCCGCCGCTACACGAGGCGTCAGAAGGTCACGGCCGTCATGGCGGCCGAGATGACCTCGACTGAGGCTGCGGCGGGCTCGACCGGGATCCCCCGGACCACGATCGCCTACTGGATGGAGAGCCCCGAGTTCGTCGCCATCCGGCAGAAAACCCGTGAGGACTTGGCCGAGGAATCGAAGGCCCTCGCCCACAAGGCGCTCGGCGAGATCCAGCGCCGCCTCGCCGAGTTCGAGCCGCGCGACCTGACGATCCTATACGGCGTCCTCACGGACAAGAGCCAGCTCCTCGCCGGACAGGCCACGGGCCGGGTCGAGACGCGCGAGCTCGGGCTGGACGATCACGAGACCGAAGCCCTGCGCCAGGCGATCGACCGCGAGCTGGAGGCCCGCGTGACGTGATCGACGTAATGCCGCCTGGCCCGAGTGCGAGTGAAGGCCGGAATGCGGAGGCTGTACTCGCCAGCATCCCGACCGAGCGCCTCGAGGAGATCCGCGCTCGCGTCGGGCCGCGCTTCGCCAACGACGCCCAGGAGCGGTTCTGGACCTCGCAGGCCCCCGAGCTCCTGTACTCCGGGGCGATGGGCGCCGGCAAGAGCCGGGTGCTGTGCGAGAAGGCGTGGCGGATCGCCAAGGGCTACCCCGGCGTCACGGTGGGGCTGTTCCGCAAGGTCGCCGCCTCGATGCCCGCCACGACGATGCGGACATTCCTCCGCGACGTCCTCGACCCCACCCTCATCGTGGCCCGCAACAAGAGCGAGAGCTGGTGGGAGCTCCGCAACGGCTCGCGCATCTACTTCCTCGGGCTCGATCCCGATCCCCTGACCGGCGTGCCGTCGAAGGTCGGCTCGCTCGACCTCGCGTGGGCCGGTGTCGACGAGGCGGTGGAGCTGACCGAGAGCGACTGGATCATGCTCATCGGCCGCCTCCGCGATCCCCGGATCCCGTGGCACCAGCTCGCCGCCGCCACGAACCCCGGGCCGCCGAACCACTGGCTCAAGCGCCGCTTCGGGGTTGACCTGCCGGGTCGGGACTACGTCCACGCCACCGCCGCCGACAACCGCTTCCTGCCGGCCGACTACCAGTCCGCCATCGCCAGCCTGCCCGACAACGCCATTGGCCGCAGACTCGGGCGGGGCGAATGGGTCGGGGCCGAGGGGACGATCTGGACGCTGCCCGACGAGCAGGTCGCCTACCCGCCGTCGTGGGAGTTCAAGCGGGTCGTCGCGGGGCTGGACTGGGGCTTCGTCCACGCCTTCGCCTGCGAGGTCATCGGTCAGACCGGCTCGGGCTCGCTCGCAGTCATCGACGAGGTCTACGAGCGCGGCAAGACGATCGACGCCATCATCCCCGCCCTGCGGGCGATCCGCGACAAGCGCCACGTCAGCGTGTTCTACGCCGACCCGTCCGAGCCCGCCTACATCAGCCAATGCGTGGCGGCTGGACTCAACGTCGTGACCGCCGACAACAGCGTCCACGTCGGGCTGACGAGCGTCATGCGGGCGATCAAGGCGGGGATGACCATCTCGCCGGACTGCCGCGGCCTCCTCGAGGAGATGCCCGGCTACACCTGGCAGGTCAACCGGACCGGCCTCCAGGAGAAGCCGATCGAGATCAACGACGACGCCTGTGACGCCCTCCGCTACGGCGTCCTCGCCCTCGATCCGACCGTCGGCGTGTGGGGCTCCGGCCCGGCGTGGGGTGTGACGTGATGGACCGGGCGCTGCTACTTGTGACCCGGCTTGGGGGCGGGGCGGAACTCCGCGAAGAGTGGGCCGATGCGGACGGGTACGCCCGGCATCTCGTCAGCCACGCGGAGCGCGACCTTCTCCACGACGGACCCGTTCGTTCGGATCAGCGCCCCGACGTAGGCGCTGATCGACTCCTCGTTCGTCCGGGCCCCTCGGCGGGCTACGTCCCACTCGGTGTCGGACAGGTAGAGCACTCGGCGCTTCCTTGTTGCCATGCGGTGAATGGTACACGGTGCACGGTACACACGGTGGACTGCGAATGACCAGCGAGTGGGACGGCACGCCCTGGGGCGGGACGCGGGTGCCCGAAGACCGCGCCGTCGTGAAGGCCGTCACCGGGTCGTTCGCGGCGCACGTCGAGTTCGGCACCTACCTCTCGCCGCGCGCCCGGACGCCGCAGGCGATGATGGCCCGCGCCCAGGCGGCCTACCACACCAACCCCTGGATCGGCTCGGCGGAGAGCACCGTCACCCGTCGCGTCGCGGGGCTGCCGTGGCACCTCGAAGACGAGAACGACGAGGAATACGAGGAGCCGTACCCCGCCCCGGTCAAGGTCGCGTTCGACCTCCTCGAGCGCCCCCAGAAGGCGTTGCCGCCGGAGCTCCGCGATCCCGGGCTCCTGACCCGCCGCGCCCTCATCGCGTTGACCTCGCGGCACCTCGGCCTGTGCGGCATGAGCTACTGGTATCTCGACTCGACGGACCTGAACGGCATCCCCGCGGCGATCCTCTACATCAACCCGGCGAGGATGTGGGCAGCGACCACCAAGCAGGGCAGGGTCACCGGCTGGATCCTCGACCCCGAGGACGACTACGGCTCCGGCGGGACGCCCCTCACGTTGGCCGAGGTCCTGCCGTTCTACCTCGATCCGCCCGATCGCGGCGCCTACGGCACCGGCCTGTACGAGCGGGCGGCGCAGAAGGCTCACATCACCGACCTCGCCGACCGCCACTCGGCCTACGTCCTCGGCACCGGCGGGCGGCTGGCGGGCATCGTGTCGCCCAAGGAAGGCACGATCCCCGAGGAGCAGTACAAGACCCTCGTCGCCGAGTTCCGCCAGGTCAACGAGGCCCCTGACGCGGCGAAGCGGACGACCATCCTGCGCGGCCCGGTCGACTTCACCCAGACCGCCGGGTCGCCCGAGCAGCTCGACCTCGTCGAGATCACGACGATGAACCGCAACGACATCTTCACGATCTGGAACGTGCCGCCCCGCATGGCCGGTGTCGAGGGCTCGTCGGTCGGGCTGAACTCGGGCGAGACGCTCAAGTACGAGGAAGCGATCCTCATGCAGGGCCCGGTCCACGACCGGGTCGTGGCGATCCGCGAGGTCATCCAGTTCGGCCTCCTCGACCGCTGGACCGAGGCGGGCACGATGATCGAGCTCGAGATCGAGGAGCCCGAGTTCGACGACCGGACGCCGCAGTTCGCGCTCGCCAAGGACGCCCTCAACCTGCCGCTGACGAACAAGGAGCGGCGCGAGCTCGTCGGAATGGATCCGTTCGGCGACACCCGCGACGACGAGGTCTGGCTGCCGGCGCTCCAGACGCTGGCCTACTCCTCGACGAACGGCCCGACCCTGCCGCAGACCACCCCACCGACGAGCACGGCGTCGAGCCCGATGATGCCCGAGGGCCTTGCGAAGGCCGCTCCCCGACGCGAGTTCCTCGGGCTCCGCAAGACCGTCGAGGCACGCTGGGTCCCGGCGCTCCGCAAGACGGTCGCGAAGGTCCTCGCCGAGCAGCGGGCCGCGGTGGCGGCGAAGGTCCGCGGCAGCTCGCCTGCGACGCTCGCCCGGCAGCGCAAGAACGGCCAGGCGTGGTTTGACCGCGAGCGCGAGGCTGGCCGGTTGCGCGCTGCCCTCCAGCCGGTCCTCGCGTCCATCGCCGAGGTCGTCGGTGACCGGACGAAGGAGCTCCTCGGCGAGAGCCGCCCCGCCAAGGCCGACCCGTTCACCGACAGCATCGTCAACGCGGTCCTCGGCAAGATCGGCGCCCGGGTGACGGACATCACCGCCACGACGCAGGACGCCATCGCTGCCGCGGTCCTGTCGGGCTATGAGCAGGGCCTGTCGCCCGCCCAGATCGGGGACCTCATCGAAGGGCTCCCGGCGTTCGACGAGGCCCGCGCCGAGCTCGTCGCCCGGACCGAGACGATGTTCGCCTACAACGACGCCGCCCTGACGAGCTATCAGGGCTTCGGCGTCAAGGACGTCGAGGCGATCGACGGCGACGAGGACGAGGAATGCGCGTCCCGCGACGGGCGGACGTTCCCCGTTGACGATGCCTACGCCATCACCGACCACCCCAACGGCACGCTCGACTGGGTGCCGGTCCTGTGAGCGGCAGCTTGACCCGCGTCGTCGGGACCGATGCGACCGGGAGCATGGTCATCATGGACCTGCCCTCGGCGGCGGCCGCGATGGGCACGTCGGCTGGCACCATCGGCCCGCAGGGGCCGAAGGGTGATATCGGCGCCACTGGGCCGACCGGACCCGCCGGACCACAGGGGGCGCCCGGGGCACAAGGCCCGCAAGGTCCGGCAGGCCCCCAAGGCTTGCAGGGTTCGGCTGGCTCTGCGGGTGCCGATGGCGTCGATGGCGCGTCCGGTGCTGACGGGGCTCCGGGTGCCACCGGGCCGCAGGGACCACAGGGGCTCCAAGGTCTGCCCGGTGCCGATTCGACCGTCCCCGGCCCTCAGGGACCGCAGGGCATCCAAGGCATCCAGGGCACGACCGGGTCAACCGGACCGGCGGGTCCGCAGGGTGATCCGGGGCCACAAGGCGAACCCGGCACGCCGGGCCAGCTCTACGCCGTCGGGGACCTGTTCCTCACGACCCGATCCGGCGATCCGGCGACGCTGCTCGGCTACGGGACGTGGGCCATCTTCGGTGCCGGCCGGTTCCTGCTCGGCGTGGCAGCCAACGGCACGGCGGAAGCGCTCGCCGGCGCAGCCACGCACTCGCACGCCTTCACCCAGCCCGCCGACCACGCTGCCCTGACCCATGCCGGGACGGCGGTCGCGGATCACTCGAGCCATACCCACACCGGGGCCTCTGCTGGCACGACGCCCAAGCTGTTCACCTCGAACACCTCGTCGGGCGTTCCGGGCGTCTCGGGCGGGCCCTCGGCAACCCTGACGCACTCCGTCACCCAGCCGAGCCAGCACGCCGCCATGAGCCACGCCTCGGGTGCCGTCACCGATGGCGCGACGACGCCGTTGTCCATCACCGCGTTCATCTGGAAGAGGACTGCCTGATGCCGTACTCGACGAACGCCGAGCTCCCCGATCCAGTGAAGGCCGCCTACTCCGACGCCTGCCAGACGCAGTTCCGAAAGGCGTTCAACGCCGCGATGGAGCAGTACGGCGACGAGGGCAAGGCGATGGCGACCGCCCACACCCAGGCAAAGCGGTGCATGGGCCCGATGATGGGCAAGTCGCTCGTGGCCTTGAAGGCCACGCCGCTCGACGACGACGCCTTCCGCCTCCTGGCCTTCCCGTTCGGCGGGCCGCTGCCGTCGGACATCTTCCCGCGCGGCGTCGACCTCGACCGCGAGACGTTCACCGAGCAGACCGACATCAAGCGCGACTGGCTGCCGTTCCGCCCGACCGACTGGCACCACGGCAACGACCCGACGCGGGTCATGGGCCGGACGGTCCTCGGCAAGGCCATCGACATCGGCCGCTTCGACGGGGCGTCGGACGAGCCCGACGAGGACGGCTGGTGGGTCACGGTCTGGCTCGACCAGGGCGAGAAGCGCCTCGAGCTCATCCGCCGCCTCGCCGGCCGGGGCAGCATCTTCGGCTCGTCCGAATCCATCCCCGGCATGGTCCGCAAGGCGGCCACCGGCGAGATCCTCGTCTGGCCGTACTGGCGCCAGACGCTGTCGACCTCGCCGCAGAACACCTACTCCGTCATCCGTCCGCTCAAGGCCACGCTCGATGAGATCGAGGCCGCGGGCGAGCGACCAGGCCCCACGTTCTGGAGCGACCTCGAAGCCGCGCTGCGGTCCGTCGCGCCCTCCCTTCGACTTCCGCCATTGGCGGCCGAGGTCGAGGCGAAGGCCGGCCGAGTGCTGTCGGCAGCCAACGAGGACGACCTCCGGAGCGCCCTGGATGCCCTTCGCGCCGGGCTCGACCGGCTCGATGCGGTCGTCAAGCGTCAACCCGACTACACCCGAAAGGAACCCGACGTTGAGTGACAAGCAGGTCACCGAGGCGATCCTCGGCGACCAGACCCCCACGACTGACATCGCGAAGGCGATCGGGGCCGCATCCGCGCGGCTCGAGGAGATCGCCGACGAGATGAAGAAGGCCAAGGACGAGGACGGCACCCGCTACGCCGAGCTCAAGGCGGAGCAGGCGGCCCACGCCCAGACCCTCTCCGGGCTCAAGGCCAAGGCCGAGAGCGAGGAGAAGGAGGCCGAAGTCGCGTCCGCCGTCGAGGCGGCCAAGGAGTGGCGCCAGTTCGCCACCAGCTTCCGCAACCCGTCCAAGGCCGGCCTCATCGCCGGGCTGGGCCAGCCGTCGCTGCCCGGCTACCAGAAGGGCGAGTTCCTCTACGCCGTGCACGAGGCCCGCGGTCGGGATGCCGAGCGCCAGGCCGAGGGCAAGTCGATCCTGACGGGCCTTGCCAGCAAGGGCAAGACCTCGACGGACCGCAAGGCGTTTGCCTACGAGGAGGCTTGGGGCAAGTCGACCCTCGGCACGACCGACGCGACCGGCGGCTGGGTCATCCCCAACGCCATCGTGGACGAGTTCATCAAGCCCGCGACGGTGGACAACATCTACCGCTCGCTCTGCACGATCGTTCCCGGCGTCACCGCCGCGGCGGTCGACATCCCGTTCCGCATCGCGCAGCGGACAGCCGCGACGGTCGTGGCCTTCGGCCAGACGAAGGAGAACCTCGACCTCGTCTACAACGGCTACACCGCGACGATGTACACGATCGCCCGGATCTACGACATCGGCAACCAGTTCCTGCGCCAGTCGCGCGGTGCGGCCGAGCAGGACGTCCTCCAGGAGCTCGCGGCAGCCTTCGCCCAGGGCGAGAGCTTCTACGTCCGCGAGGGCTCGGGCTCGAGCCAGCCGTTCGGCTACACCTCCGCGCTCACGTCGGGCCCGGCGGCGTTCCGCACGACCTTCTCCCCGGTGGGCACGACGCTCGCCGGTTCGATCAGCGCCGGCCTCGCCACCGCGGCGGGGGCGGTCAACGCCCGGGGTGTCCCGGCCCAGTCCCTGTCGGCGGTCCTGTCGGCCTCGTCCTACTGGACGATGCTCTCCCAGGGCACTGACACGGCGGGCTTCTGGTTCGCCTCGACCCGGACCGGCACCGGATCGCCCGAAGGCATCCGGCCGGGCACGCTCATCAGCCCGTTCGGCATCCCGGTCTACCCGGACGCCGCAGCGGACGTGGCGGGCACGGCGGCGGTCATCGACAACCTCGTCGTGGGCGACTTCAAGAAGTTCAAGGTGTACTTCGGCGAGTCGTACCGCGTCGATTCCAGTGACCAGGCGGGCACCCGCTGGGACACGAACCTCACCGGCTTCCGCGGTGAGGAGGAGATGGGCTTCGACGCCCGCCCGGCGGTCTACGCCGGCTACTTCCAGATGATCACGGACATCATCCCGTAGGTCATCGCCAGCGCGCCCGGGTCGGTCTTCGGCCCGGGCGCACCACCACAGGAAAGGAACACGCATGGCGAAGTCAAAGAGCCTCGCGAAGGCCGTCAAAGCCGAGGTCAAGGAGGCCGCGCACGAGGCTCGCACGGGCAACGTGGCGACAGCCAAGACCCCGGTGGACCTGCCGACCGGGCAGCGCCGGAACCTGCCGAAGGAATAGGGAGTGACAGGCGCCCTGGCCGCGACGAACCTCCTCGAGTGGGCTGTCGAGAACGTCGACATGGCCCCCCACTTCCCGACGCTCATGGACTACGCCGCCAAGGCGACCGTGATCGTGGAGTGGGGCGTCCGCGGCGGCGTCTCGACGTGGGCGCTGCTCGATGGGATGCCGCTCGATGCCCGCCTCTACTCGGTCGACATCATCGACTGCACCGTCCCCCTGCGAGTGTCGGAGGATCCGCGCTGGACGTTCATCGTCGGCGACGACCTCAGCGCGGCGGTCTGGCGGCGCCTGCCCACGCACGCCGACCTCGTGTTCATCGACACCAGCCATACCTACGACCAGACGAAGGCCGAGCTCACCAAGGCGCTCGACCTCACGCCCGTTCGCATGATCCTCCACGACTACGCCCTGGCCGAGGTCCGCCAGGCGGTCGACGAGTTCTGCCTCGCGTCGGGCTGGCACGTCGCGCTCCGAGAGCGGAGCCAGTGGGAGCTCGTGGTGCTCGAGCCATGAGGACGGCCCTGCTCCAGACGCCGGGCGAAGCCTGCACCGTGGCCTACTGGCTGCGGAACTTCGAGACGTGGCGCGACGAGGTCGACGAGCTGATCGTGCTCGTCAACAACCTCTACTACGGCGACATCGCGAAGTTCGACCAGCGGGCCATCGAAGCCGCGGGTGGAAAGGTCATCTTCGCCGAGGGCCGGGTCCAGCACGGCGACTGCATCGACCGCCTCGTGTCGGAGGCCCACGCCAAGGATCCCAACGGGCTCGTGGTCCTCGTCGAGGACGACGCCTACGTCCGCAAGCCCGGGGCCGTCCGGGCGGCGTTCGACCGGATCGAGGCCGGCGAGACGGACATCATCGGCTCGCCCCGCTACCAGGACGCCTGGGATTCGCCGGTCGAAGGGTCATGGGGACCGCTGACCAAGGACTGGTCCGAGATCGGCCGGGTCCTGTGGCCGACGTTCCTGTTCGCCCGCTCCGCCGACCTCCTCGCCACGAACCGCCGCTTCGGCTACGACACCTGGGACGTCGGCGACGTGATCCCCGGCCTCGGCATCGAGGTCACCCCCGAGCTGTGCGCCTACATCGGCACCGGCGCCTACGCCGCGCTCGACGTCTTCTACGGCACGACCTACCAGCTCCGTGCCGCGGGCCACCGGATCGAGCACGTCAACCACGTCCGGGTCTGGACCCCCGAGAGCACGGAGCGATGGGTCGCCGAGGACCCGCCGTGGGTCCACGCGACCGAGCTCTCGACGATCTTGGGCGCGGTCATGCCGCTGTTCCCCGGCGAGGACGGCCTGCCGACACCCGAGATCCCCGACCTCGCCGCCGGTGGCGGGCGGTGGACGCGCTGCGTGGCGTGGTGGCAGCGCCTCGCCCGCTCCAACCCCGATCTGCCGGGCCACGTCGAGCGGTATCTCGGCTGGCTCGAGCGGTTCATCGTCAAGGCCGACATCGACCGGGCCGAGCTCGTCCGCTGGCAGGAACGGATCGACCCGTGGATCACCTGGGCCGAGGCATGAGGATCCTCGTGACCGGCGGCGCCGGCTTCATCGGCGGCCACCTCGTCGACCAACTGGTGCGCGAGCACGAGGTCGCGATCATCGACGACCTCTCGGGCGGCTACCGCCGCAACATCAACCTAGCCGCGACCTGGTATCGCGAGACGCTGACCGATGGGCCCGCGGTCGATCGCGTCTTCGCGGACTTCGGGCCCCAGGTCGTCATCCATTGCGCCGCCTACGCCGCCGAGGGCCTGTCCCACTGGATGCGGCGGTACTGCTTCGAGCAGAACCTCGTGAGCTGGGCGGAGCTCGCCAACGCCTCGGCGCGCCGCGGCGTCCGGCGGATCGTGACGCTCTCGTCGATGTCGGTCTACGGCAGCCAGCAGGTGCCGTTCACCGAGGACCTCACCCCCTCCCCCGAGGACCCCTACGGCGCCGGCAAGGCCGCTGTGGAGGCCGATCTGCGGGCATTGGGCCACGTCCAGGGGATCGAGTGGATCATCGTCCGGCCGCACAACGTCTACGGGCCGCGCCAGAACCTCGCCGACCCGTACCGCAACGTCATCGGGATCTTCATGCGCCAGGCCCTGACGGGTGCGCCGCTGACGGTATTCGGGGACGGCCTCCAGACGCGGGCCTTCTCCTACATCGAGGACGTCGCCCCGGCCATCGCCACGATCGCGACCGGCGACCGCCACGGCTACGTCGTCAACGTCGGCGGCGATGAGCCCGTCACGATCCTCGACGCGGCCCACAGCGTCCTCCAGGTCACCGAGAGCCCGGCCGGCATCGTCCACCTGCCGACGCGCTACGAGGTCCGCGACGCCTACTGCCGCCACGACGTTCTGCGCGACGTGCTGGGGTCGTGGAGCCCGACGCCGATGACGGTGGGCCTGCCGCGCATGGCCGAGTGGGCGTCGACGCTCACGATCGGGCCGCTGCGCCAGTACGACTACGAGGTCGACCGCAACCTGTTCGCGGCGTGGCAGCGGGTGCCGGCATGATCTCGATCATCGGCCTCGGCACGGTCGGGCGGTCGATGCGCGCCCTGTTCCCCAGCGCCCGGATCTACGACCCGACGCAGGGCTACGAGGACACGGTCGAGGGGATCGCGTTCGTCTGCGTCCCCACGCCGGAAGCACCGGACGGCTCGTGCGACACCTCGATCGTCGAGGCGGCGATGGAGCACGACGCCGACCTGTTCGTCATCCGCTCGACCGTCCCTCCAGGGACCACCCGACGCCTTCGCAAGCCGGCCGTCTTCCAGCCGGAGTTCCTGGGCATGACCCCGGGCCACCCGTACCGCTCGGACGCCGATGTGCCGTTCGTCATCCTCGGCGGCCACCAGACCGAGATCGTGGCGGACCTGTACCGGACCGTCCTCCCGCCTGACACCGCCTATCACCACACGACCTTCGAGACGGCGGAACTCGTGAAGTACGCGGTCAACACCTTCCTCGCCACGAAGGTCGAGTTCGCCAACGAGCTGTACGACGCCTGCGCCAAGCTCGGCGTGGACTACGACGCCTTCCGCGAACTGTGGCTGGTCGACGAGCGGATCGGGCGCAGTCACACCGCCGTCGATCCGGGCCACCGGGGCTTCGACGGGATGTGCTTCCCGAAGGACATCGCCGCGATCGTGTCGTGGGCGACCGAGGCGGGACTGGAGCTGCCGGTGATTCGCGCCGCCGCCGAGGCCAATCGCCCGAGGGTCGCCGCATGAACATCCTGCTCCTGCTCGCCCACGAGATCGCCGAATACGACGACCTGCGGATGCTGACCGACCTCGGCTACGACGTCTTCTCGATCGGCGCCTACACCAATCCCGCCCGGCCCGACCTCAAGATGGAGTTCGGCGGCCGTGGCCTGCGTCCACCGCTCCCGAACGTCCGCTATCACCCAGAGCTCGAGGCCCTGTGCCACGCCCAGCGGGTCAAGCACGAGGGCCAGCCGGTCGACTTCGGGATCGTCGACTGGGCCAAGGCCGACCTGCACCCCGATCTCGTGGCATGGGCTGACGTCATCATCGCCCACCACTTCGTCGATACCTGGCTCGGCCTCCAGTGGGAGCGCATCCGCCACAAGCGCGTCATCTGGCGGACCTGCGGCCAGTCCAACCCACGCCTCGAACAGGAGATGCGGCCGCTCCACGACGACGGCCTCACGATCGTCCGCTACTCGCCCAAGGAACGGCAGGCGTTCGAGCGCCTCGGAGTCTTCGCCGGCGAGGACGCCATGATCCGGTTCGGCAAGTACCCCGCCGACTACGGGCCGTGGATCGGCGACGAGGTGGCCGTCGGCAACCTGACCCAGAACATGGACATCCGGGGCGATCACTGCGGCTACCCGTTCTGGCTCGAAGCCACCGCAGGACTGCCGACGAAGCCTGCGGGGACTGGCTCGGAGCGGATCGGTGGGCTCGGGGAGCTGTCGTACCCCGAGATGCTCGACTACCTCCGCCACATCCGGGTCTTCCTCTACACCGGCACCCAGCCGGCCAGCTACACCCTCGGGCTCATGGAGGCGATGCTCACCGGCACGCCGATCGTCTCGATCGGGCCCGGCGAGATGTGGATGCCCGACCTGTTCGAGGGCCACGAGCTCGTCAACGCCTTCGCTCCCGGGTCAGGCTTGGACACGAACTACCGCCGCGCCGGGGATGGCGACCTCGCGATGGTCCGCGAGCTCCTGAACGCGAACTACCTCGGGGTCTACGAGGCGGCGCGGTTCTCTGGCGAGCTCCAGCGCCAGAAGGCGATCGAGCTGTTCGACGTGGCGAACGTCGGGCCGCAATGGCGGGCACTCCTCGAACCCCGCCCCTACCGGCTCGACCGGATCGAGCCCGAGCGACTGGCGCAGATGGTCCGATGAACGTCCTCGTCGACCGCCACCACGCCGGGCTGTACCACAGCCTCCAGCTCCTCGTGCGCCGCCTCGGCTGGACGCTCTACACGCCCATCGGCCACGACTGGTGGGACGAGTGGTACTGGTCGTTCGGGCGCTCGACGTACAACGACGACCGCCTGGCGTTGCAGTACCTCATGGCTGCGCAGGAGCCCGACGGCGAGTACCCCGACTGGCCCATCAACTTCGTGACCCTCAGCCAAGCCCGGGCGATGCCGTGGGAGTTCGTCATCGCGACGTTGCAGGACAACCAGATGGGCTTCGCCAAGTTCGCCCGAGAGCAGGGCGCGCGGTTCGTCGTGCAGGTCGGCAACACCGGCCAGAACATTGAGTGGGAGCACGAGCCGCTGGTCCTCTCGAGTTCCGAGATGCCGATCCTCGGGCGTGGCGTCGTCTACCACCAGGAGTTCGACAGCGCCGGCACCTTCGCCTTCCGCGAGCCCGTTGTGACCCGAACGGTGCGGTGCTTCGTCCACCTCCTCCACGAGACGGTCTGCTACCCCGAGTGGCAGGCGTTCCGCGCGGCGCTGCCAGACTGGACGGTCGTGCGCTACGGCCACGCGCCGACCTTCGACGATCCGTCCTACGTCGAGAACGCCAAGCCGACCGCGAAGATCGCGGCGCTCATGGGGATCTCGGACTGGGGCTGGCATGACAAGCCCCACGGCGACGGCTTCGGCCACATCCTCCACGGCTGGGCGGCGATCGGGCGACCGCTGATCGGCCACGCCTCCCACTACCGCGGCAAGATGGGCGAGCCGTTCTGGCGCGACGGCGAAACGTGCATCGACCTCGACCGCCACTCGGTCGCCGAGGCCGCCGAGATCGTCCGGGGGATCAGGCGAGACGAACACGCCGCGATGTGCCGCGCGATCCGGGCGACCTTCGACGAGCTCGTGGATTACGACCGCGAGGCCGACGCGATCCGCGCCCTCCTGGCCCCCGAGGCGGTGGCGGCATGAGGATCCAGTTCTGGGGCGACATGGCCGGCACCGGGTTCGGGACCGTGACCCGTGACCTCGGCGGGGCGCTGCTGGCCCTCGGGCACGATGTCCGGTTCGTGTCCCAGAACGATCTCGGCGAGGACCTCGAGGAGCCGTTCGGCTCGCGGACGTTCCGGGTGACGCCCGAGCTCGTCGACGAGGGAGCTGCCAGGGACTACGGCCTCAACTCGCTGTCGCTCACCCCCGAATCGGTGCTGCGGCTCATCCGCGGCGAGTTGTGGGCCGACGGCTGGCACCCCGACGCGGCGATCGTGCTCGGCGACTTCTACAACGTCCGGCGAATGGTCCAGGCCGACGCCGCCACCGAGGCCGCGTTCGCATCCGTTCCGACGTTCCACTACGTCCCGATCGAAGGGGTGGATCTTCCGCCGGCCCTGCGGAGCCTATGGGACATCGTGACCCCGGTCGCGATGAGCGAGTTCGGGGCGACCGAGATCGAGCGAATCACCGGGACTCGCCCGGCGGTCGTCTACCACGGCGTCGACACGGCCCAGTTCCGGCCACTGACCGAACGCTCCCCGGTCTACATCGGCGAGCGCGTCGCCCGGTCGCGGATCGACGCCAAGGCGCTGTTCATCGAGCACCACCACGTCGCGTCCTGCGCGTCGCCCTGCCCGACGCCCGTCACGTCCTGGTCGAAGGCCCGCAAGATCGCGGCCAGCCAGCGGTGGATCCTGCGGACCGATCGGTTCATGCCCCGCAAGCGGTACGGGTCGTTCCTGCGGGCGCTGGCGCCTGTCCTCGCCCAGCGGCCCGACACCTTCCTCGTCATCCACTGCCGCTCGGTCGACGAGGGCGGCAACCTCGAAGACCTGTTCAGCAAGTACCACCCGGCTCTCCGGGCGCGGATGCTCGTGACCGGCTTCCACGACCAGATCGGCGGGGCGTCGCGGGACATCCTGACCGCGCTCTACAACGCCGCCGACGTCTACGCCTCGTGCTCCGCCGAGGGCTTCGGGCTGACGATCGCCGAGGCCATCGCGTGTGGCACCCCGGCGGTCGGGATGGACTACTCGTCGGTGCCGGAGGTCATCGGTCCGGCGGGCCTCCTGGCCCCCGTGAACCGCCTCGACGACAACGAGTACGGCTACGCCTGGGCGACTGTCGACGAGCCCGCCTTCGGGACGGCGGTGGCCCTGCTCCTCGACGACGAGCTCCGCCGCCATGCCCTCGGACGGGTGGGGCCGGAGCACGTTCGCTCGACGTTCACCTGGGCCCACGCGGCGGAGCAGTTCGCCGGGCTCATCCCCCGAATGGAGGCCGTGGCATGACCGCACCCGCGCTCGTCACGGCCGCTTCGGTCCGCGAGTACCTCGCCCTCAACTCGACCGCCT